AATCCCAGAGCAACAACCAACAAAATCCCAGCATTTAGAAGGGGTTTCCAAACACTAGGAACCTTATCAAATTGATCTTTTAGCCAAGGGAAATAAGCAAAAAGAAATGACAATACTGCTCCAGCAATAGCGGCCAATAATTCGGGGGTCATGATTTTTCTCCTTTTGAAGCTTCATAAATACGTCTAATTCTAACCGACATCGGAGGGAGTTCCTCCTTTTCTAATAACTTTTCAATCAATTCTCCTTTCTTTGTTTTTGTATTAACATCAAGACCTTCTGTAATGGCAAGATTATATAACGAAATTCGGAGTAAAGGTTTCAATTCTTCTAGTGAGTACATTGTAATTACATATTCCAAACATCAATCTGCGCTTGATTAGCAACACGAAATACGTGTCTACGTTGTCCTCCACAACATATTCTACTAATAGCTAATACCGCAGGAACATCTACTTCCTCTACCCAAGCTAAACTCACCCCACGACGTACAGTAAAAGCATAATTTCTGCCATTCACATTAATACCCTGTTCCGCTGGCTGGTATCTAGCTATTGCAACTGTACCCATAGCTTATACCTCAGAAGAATGGATTAATGCTTTTACATCTTGAATTGCAGTTTTATATCTCTTTAGAATATTTGCGGGAAGATCTTTTATTACACCATCTGGCGCATACCAATCTCTTTCTGCCTGTTTCAACATAGCAGAATCACCTTCAACAGACAGCATTTTGCGCCCATAATCAACTTCGTGTACATCTTCTCGAAGCAATCTTGCCCCATATGCCATATACGCGGCAACGAGATACATATCTGTATCTCTACGGATTTCTTTATCGCTCTCAAATGGAAGATCTATTCCTATCTTATTATTCATGTTTACTCCTTTTTCACATTATACATAGCCCTTTTCAATTTGTCAAATGATTTGTGGAGAGGCCATACAGCTAAAGGCGTATTCCATCGGGTAGGACCGTTTCCCGCCAATCGCCTCTCCACATCTACCAATAAATTATCCGATCTTCGTACATGAAGTAACGGATACCCGACCAGTCATTTGCGTTTCATATTTGCCCATAGCGCAACATGCCTTGATAATAAGAGCAGTCTTAGCCCAAATCATGAAGGCAATAGCAGTACAACCCGGAGCCAAATCCTTGAAAGCTAAAGGAATCTGAGTGATCTTGTAAACAAGAGGATCGCCATTATGCACCATCCTCAAAGCATAAAGATCAGTCTGAAAAGCTCCACCCGCAATGTTAGTACGAGTAAAGTTGTCATCTGCAACTACAGTCAAACGACCAATACCGGTATTCACTGAACCCGCAAAGTTGAACCCTGGAACGATACGATTTCCATCAGCAAAGTTCACAACTTGTGAACCCTGATAACCAAGCTGGAAGTACGCCGAAAGCATTTCCTGAATAGCTGTGGAATGACCAAAAATATGCGTCGGTTTCGCACAAGCTTCACTCAAGAAACGATCAAAGCTGATAGCAGAGAACGTACCAGAAGCATCATTGTCATTGGTATGTTCGGAACAGATATTAGTAGCCCATCCCTCAATACCATTAAACTCTAATGGTCTGGTAGTAGCATCCCCAGCAACAAGCAGACGATCCCATCCATTCATCACCAGAGTTGCGGCAAGGCGCATTTCCTTTTCTTTCAGGTTGGCAATATGCTGCGCCTGGAAAGTTGCAACATCACTAGCTCCTGGTAAACCTTCACCTGATGGGAACCCGCCCAACAGACGGTTAATACCATTCCAATCCGCACCAGCAACAGCTTGAGAATGAATGATGTCAGAAATCGTCATCGATTTATAAGCACCAATATTCTTAAGGGTTACAGTTGAATTAGTTCCAGTATGATCAAACGTTTCTGGGCAGTAACCATCAGCAAACGCAATCATACCAGCACTACCTGACTGAAATGCCAAACCAGTCATTTCTCGCCAGGTATATGCTTGCAATCCAGTTCTTTCCTCAGGAATAACCCGCCAAACAGTAATATCCTCACAAAACGGAAGTAACTCCGTAGTATCCAGAGGAGTAGGATACTGTGCGGCAAAATCGTTCGCGGTTATTGCCCCAGGTAATACTGGATCGGTAGCACGTTGAATAGTGGCTTCATCAAAAGTTTCACCACTATTAACATCTAAAATTTGTTCAGACATCTTCTACCTCCAATAACAATATTCATTTGATGCCTGACGACAATAAATTGTCTTTACCAGACCTATAAAAGTTAGTAACTTGTCAGCCCAACAGAGCGTTTAGCAATAGCTCCAATACTACCAGGCTTCTCTTCTTTAGGAGTAAGTCGCTTTAGTTCTAATGGCGAAACACTCCTCCGATGAGTAGTGGCGGCCCTAATAGAACTGGCACTTGCACCACCCTCTAATTGGGCAACAAGCAAACTAATCTGTTCAACAAGTGGACTTAAGGTTGCTTCTAATTCCGCTTTTGTTACAACATCGGGGGAAGCTTCTTTAACTTCCTGCGTGGATGTATTAGAAACTCCAGCGCGCAATACATTTCCAATCTCCGCAAACGGATCTTGTAACAATTGCAGTTTTTCATCTGGACTTAAATCCATCTCAATAACTTCATCATATTGAGCGCGTAATTCACTAAACACCGTGTCAAATAGATGAGGTTCTTTCTTTTCAGGAGGCTTAATCATTCCAATCAACTCCTGGACTTGCTTAGAAAGAGCTTGGATTTCTGTTTCTTCAGGCACAACATCTTCCACCGGTAAACTTGCCACTTCCAATTCAGCGACTTCTTCCTCTGGCGTTTCGATGTTTTCACCTTCAACAGAAACCTCCTCAACTTCAGGTTCAGATACTTCTACCTCAACCACTTCCTCATCGTCATCTGTGCGCTCAATAACAGCTTCAGATTTGCCGACGAGTTTTGCCTCACTTTCGAGTTCTTCTGCTAACTCTTCACCGACAATGCTTTCAGCATCTTCCTTACGTGTAGTCATACTTTCCTCCACGATGGGCAATATGTCCGTTCTTGTATTTACCGGTATTCTGGTTAATGCCAAATGGAGTAAATGCCCCTTTGCAAATGTTCTATCTCCAACTCCTAGAGCGCACATTGGACATCTATCAGTTAGATTTTTCCTTTCAAATTTGAAATCTCCATGATAATGCGCCCAATCAATAAAACCGATTGATATTCTTATTTTTTCTGTATCGCTTTTCTCTTCTGAATATAAATCATCACATATTGATTTGAAACAAGTTCTACCAAGTTCTGTGTCTGAGAATATCCCCTTGGCTTTCAGCATCTTTCCATCAACATACAAAGCTTGAGTTGGTCCAACTACCCCTTTTCCGTTCAAATCTGGATAATGAGATAATGATAAATAAGGCATCCCCCCACACCAGGCATCAGTACACATTTCCTCTGGAGGAGCTTCACCTTCTACTGCTCTACGAATGAAATCATTGTAAAGCTCAATCGACATTTTTTCATCATAATCATCACGATCAGTATCGGAAGCAACCGCCAACCAGCGCATCTCTTGAGTTTTCTTATCAAATGAAGCTTTAGAAATATACAAAGACATTTCAGCCATTGAGAGTTCAATGTCTGATTTCTTGTGCCATTTCCCATCTTTACCCTTGAAGTAACCAGCATTCTTCACTGCTCCCCAGGCACGTTTAGAGGCACATTCTTTATTGCCCTTACATTCGCCGGACAAGTAGCTTTGATAAACACTCTCAAATAACTTCGCTGCTTTTGGAGGAAGATTCCCTATCGGCATCTCATTTTACCTCGACAATCCCAAACACATCAAACCAACCAATAACTAACAACCACATCACAAATGATGTAAATGCTGCTGTGGTAATCTCTGATAGTCCCGGATAATATATCGGTAATATATCTATCCTGAACCATATCAATAGGACTAAGTACATCCAAAATCCAAAACAAAGATTACATTCTATTAATTTTGTGAGATGTAATTTTTTGGCAATTATGTTTGTCGGGGGAAACTCCCTCAGCATATACATAAGGAGTTTTCCTGTTATCGCATAAGCGATAAACTCGATCATCGAGTCAAAATAAACAAGATAGGAATTACAAATTCATTCGCCATATCTCCAATTGCTCTGCGTGTTCCAATTTGAGTATTCTGAATATTCCAACCAGCGTTCAAAAGAACAGTGAGATAATCCTCAAAAACAGCGGGATTTTCAGCAAGAGGATCGCTGCTAGGCCATTTCAGAGCAAGATCACGCTGAATGATTTTTACTCTTGATTCTAAAACTACTTCTTCTCCCATTGATTCTTTTATAACTTTCGGTGTATTAATAGGCATTTTATTCTCCTGTCCAAACTTTGAATTTTCCATCTCTGATTAATTTTTTTAATTCCTCTTCGTTATAAACTATACCACAATGTCCATGTGGATGTGCTAATGGAGCTTCTATTGGCCCAAACACACCTTCAAATTTATAATCTAAAGGAACATATCCTACGTCTATGTTTGCCTGACACACATCACAGGGAATATCACTTCCATAATGCACCCACCGTTTCTGTGTCAAACCCATTGATTTGAACTGCTTCAACCAGGCATTCATTTCAGCAGTTCCAATCTCAAATGATACAATACTCCTTATTCTGTATTCTGTCAAATCCCTTATTTGGGATTTTACAGATTCAGAAACTTTTTGCATAAATACATTATCATCTAATATTTCTTTTATGTCAACCCCAGCACGAATTCTTGCAATTATCTCTTCTTCAGTTAATCCCTGCCTGATACCACTCACCAACATTCTGCGGAGATAATACTTGGTTCCATCATTCACATTTGAAACCATATTTGCTGCGTGTCTGGCGAGTTCTTCTAAAATGGATTTATTGGTCAAACGGAATACAACATTTGGATCTAGCATGGGAGAGTCTAAAACTCCAGCAATATACATATCATTTACAACTTCTTCAGCAGCATTTCTCAAAGCAATTATATAAGCAGCAGACAAAATTGCAACAATTTCTTCCTCATCTATGTCCAGAATCCACCATTCATCCCGTTCTAAATCCTTATCAATTTTCTTATCATCTGATGCTCTTTGAATTTTTACATCGTCCTCTCCTTTTCCATATAAAGCAGTTTCATGCCACAAATTCCAGCGACTTATTTCCTGAGAACTGGATAACTCTTTCAATGCTCCTTTCACCTGCCTGAATACTTTAGGAGCAATCAATTTGATTAATCGTTCTATTTGCTGATTTGTGGCTTTTCCAACTAAATTCTCAAATGATTGTTTCAGTACAACCCCCATTGCATCTTCTGATGCACTTCTCCCGATTTCTGGTTCACCATGCCCTCCCTGTGATGGAGGAACTGGATTGCCTATTTCTCCTGGTCTAACTGGAGAATTTCCCTCTGGAAGCACATCAAAATCTTCCATTGGTATCTCTTCTGGGATTGAAACTGTAATTAATCCATCCCTGATCATCTGCATACGCCCTTCTTTGGGAGTAAGCATTCTCTTATCAATTGCCTGACTGAAAGCGGTCATGGTGGACATTCTGGCGCGCCCTCTTTGCACATTCAGCTCATCATCATAATCAATCCATTCAAAGGATAATGATTCAGGCAACATGCGATTGAAATACGCCCTGAATTTCTTTTTCAGAACAGATAGTAAAGATTTACGTGTTTTTCGCTCTTCTCGAATACTTCCTGCTAATGTTTCTCCCCCATTTACAGAAGATGGTATTCCTAAATCACCAAGGCTCAATCCATATCCAGCAGCAATATAAGATGCCATTTTCAGTGAAATCTCATTATACATTATTTCGCTGGGAGGACGGGTAAATGGAATCCATTTCACATCTTTTTCGTGTTCATACAGCACGGGGATTTTGAAGGGATCAATTCCCCCCAATAATGACCGGAAACTTTCTATCCACTGTTCTGCTGATTCCTTCTCCATATCCATCAAATCAAGGATACCCGCCTCTGGAGTATCTAAGAGAAGATTGGCATAATAAATATCTCCTCTCCGCAACATTTCTAATGAAAGGTAAATTTTCTCTGGGGGCGCTAATCCCCACCCCTCTCGCTTCATTTGTGGACGAGGAGATAAATAAACACGATTTATCGCGTAGTATGGAAAATACACTACATCAATATCATATCCCAATACACGCTGGCCTACAGGAAAACTTTTATTTAATGTTGGAAACAAAGTTACGCCATCAATGGGAATTACTGCTAATATCCTTCCATTCGGATCATCATTTTCTCGAATGAGTTCAGTTGCTCCACCAAAAGGAATAGTTAATACATCCTGACCAATGATTTCAATGTGTTCGGTGAAATCCACTCCAAACTCATATTCAAAACCTCTTGCATAATAATCAATTTCACCAGAAAGCTCATCCTGTTGAGTAGAATCTCTAGCTTGAACTTTCCAATCAAGAGCATTAACATAGGCAAGCAAAGTATCCCGACACAAAGTTGCTACCGGTTGATTCGCAACCACAGCTCTCCATGTTTCTCCAAGCATCCATTCAGGAGTAGAGAAAGCGGGAATAAGACGTACTAAATAAGATGGTAAATCTAAACTTCGTTGCCCCGTTTCTTTAGTTGGGAGAGGAGCATTTAGCATAATTATTCTCTCTTAATTTCAATTCATCTTCCAACAACAAAGGGAAGCAGCAGAAACATTGAATGTTCCAGTGGCAGTTGCCAACATTCTTAAATCTACCTGTGATGGAACAGCAGTAGCATAAATAATCCCATCACCAGGAATATCATACGTTCCCGTATTTACCACTGTAAGAGGATTAAATATCGCTCCAGTTTGAGATTGTATTGTGCCATTCACAGCGGCACGAATAATATATGTTACATCCTGAGTGGCATTAGCTGAAACAGCATATGCAATACGATAATATCCGACAGAGTTCAAAGTAATTCGATTATTAGCAAAATCATTGTCAACCAGAGCAGATGAATATGAACCGGTAGTAAAAATTGGCATTACTGTCCATGTTCCAGTAGGATAACATTGAGGAACATCGCCGCCTTCCAAGTAAACCTGCCCAAATTCATCAACATGCCCAACTGTTCCAGTAATAGAAACATGAGAAGGAACAGATGCAGTTACTCCAGGCAATGATCCCGCCATTAGTTCTGCTATATTGGACCAAGCTTCATCTTCGGAAAATATTACTCCATCTAAAGTATCTGGAGCATCAGAAGGAGGCTCATTGCCACTCCATAATCTATAAAATCTATTTAATGCTTCTTTAACTGAATACCTCTGGTATCCCATAATCTACCTCCCAACGCAAAACAATTCAACCAATATTATACACCACACTCAATAAATTTGACAAGACATTTTAGATAATCAATTTTTCTTGATTTTTAGTATAGCACTTTTTTGTTCGCCTTTTGGGGATACAGCACTTAATTGGTGTGGTTGATGTAAGCAGGTGGGTTTATCAGGGGTAATCTCTATAAAATTGTATTTCTCTCTATAAGAAATTAACCACATATCAATTGTACCATGACCATCAATTATTGGCATCTCATCCCATATTGGACATTCCCGTTTTGCAGCACCAACAAACCACCAGGGATATTCCTTCCATGTAACATGCTCTGAATTTGGCCTTCCCGAAAAACCTATTATATTCATAAATCCTGGTAATTTCCATACATTTTCTACATTGGTGTGCCAATCAGCAAGATCTAACAACGCATAATAACCTGCATCCACAAACTGAGGTTTCAAAGACATCCAAACCCAATCTCCATTAAGTTCTATTGGTTTTCTAAGAGAATAATAATGAGCATCCTCCAATCGTTCTGAAGAAACACATCCCTGATATAAAGATTGAACAGCATCAAAATGAAGCATCATTTCTGGATGGGTAATAACAATTACTTCTCCTTTTGTTTTTGGCAGCATACTATTAAATGCTCTGGATGGGCAGGATCTCCAACTATTTCGTTCTGCTCTAAAAGTTTTTAGTTGTAGAAAATTTGAGAATAAATCAAAAAAGGGTGCTAGATTTTGAGTAGAGCCATCATCCATTATCAAAACCTCAAATTCTTTCCACTCCTGCCTTGCTAAACATTCCAGGGAACGAGCCATTTGCCATTGGCGATTCCACGTACTCATCATGATTGATACTTTAGGCTCACCGGTAAAAGCAGGTTCTAAATCATCTAAAATCAATTCTGCTCTTCTGTTAGCATAAGGGTCTACCCCTGGATCATAATTATCAAATTCACTTCTGGATAACATTTATTTTATCCTTTTATAATGCCATAAATTTAATCTTTTTCCATTGTCTTACGGGAGCAACGCACATCCTTGCCCCCGATATACTATCTACTGTATCATCTTTTCTTCCAACAGGGAAACTTGATAATTGAGAAAAAAAGTGGTCAGTCCACAATCCTCTCACAATAAAAACTCTTCCATTCGCTGCCTCGGCAAACCAGATGTTAGCTCTCATAATTTTATCACCTTCTGGTTTATGCGCTCTAACAGAATAAGCAGCTAACCTATTATCAGCAGCAATATCGGCAACTTGATTTTTTCCACCACTACCAGGTTCTTGCTCGACGTAAATTGGAACTGTTGGACCATCATAAGCAGCAATTTGAGCAATCTTTTTCTTTATCTCTTTATATTCCCAATAACCAGCAAGCTGATCCATAATATAAAAATTCCAACCATCCCATCCCATTAGTGTTCCTACTGTCTCATCTGGATCATCTGCTCTCTTACCGGAAATCTTTTTCTCGCTCGCCGCTAAATCCCAATATCTGATAACTGCTTTCAAAACAACATCATTAGGGATTGCGCCAATCATTTTATCTTTGAACCAACCAACATCTCCAAGAATACCGCCCTCATCAACAAATTCGCCTTCCAACTCCTGCTGTCTCATCCATCCCGGAGGATAAGCCATGAGCATCGAGGCATAAAATCCTGGATCTAAATTATCTTTGTTATCATCAATTGTTCCACCCCACCATTCCACCAGAGGTCTTTCTTCTTTTTCGCTTGCCATCATTTTTATTACTTCTTCTGGAACTTCACGTTTCACAAACAGGTTATAAACCCAATTATCTTTCCCTCTTGGAGTAGCAGTAGTAAATCTTTGCGGTTTATCATTAATACGAACAGAGGCAACAGCAATTTTCCATCCTTTGCCCTCTGAATCTCTTGAGCCTTCGTCATACCACAACCAGTTAATGTTTGGACCTCTTGCACTATCAGGATCTCTCAATCCCTTACAAAACATCTTTGCCCCATTTTGAAACACCATAGTGAATGGTTTATGTGGCTCCCAATGCTCTTCTTGCCGGTATTGTTGCTGCTCAACAACCATATCCCAGGGTATCCACATTTTTAATTCGGGCCATGTGGAATATTTAAAGTTCTCAAAATCTGGATTCAATACAGAACCAGAAAATCCAGACTTCACTTTTTTAAGAGCTTTTTGCGCTCCTGCACTTGTTTTACCAGAACCACGCGCTCCAATAAAGGCCGAAAATTGCGCTTCACTATTAATAAATTCTTCCTGTGTTTTGGTAGGAACATATAACTTCCCATCCCTTCTTACAAAATAACCATTCTCCCCCAATTTCCAAATCTCTTTAGGTTTTTCTTTTTTTCTGGTAGGAGGCTTTAATCCCCTTGCCTTCATTTCAGCAGCAACTATCAGATATTCCTGTTCAGGAGTTAGAGCAGTAGTCATTCTTCTACAATCTCAAATTCAATATCTTCTTTATCCCGATCAACATAGCACCATCTATCAAACCCATCATAATAATATAATTCTAATTCTGTTTCTTCTTCAACATCCACTACTTCACCAGCACTGTTGCCAAAATATTTATCAATTAGAAATTTAATCTTCATCATATTCCTCAAATTCCTCTAAGTCTTTTGCTACATTCCTTGCTACTCCTTCAATAATTTCCCCATCAGAGAGTTCTGCATCTGATGACGCTAATTCCTCTGCTCTTTTTTGCAATTGGCTATCACTCATAGTAGAAATACTTTTCAGCAATTCAGAAATTCCCAAACTCTTTCTCTCCAAATCTGTTCCCTCTTTCACAGCTCTCAAAGCAACTGAATCAGAAGTAATATCAAAATTCTCTAAATAATCCAAACCCATATCAACCAGTTGCGCTCCTGCTTCAGCGTGTCTTTCAAACATTTCAACACGTTTCTTGATAATTATAGCATCCAGATCCTCTCTGGTCCTGACATCAAGTTTTCTAGCTCTGGCATTCCACCCATCTTCCCCTCTAAGCCATTTCCTGACAGTTAATATTGTTGGTTTGCGCCCATCTTCATCATAGGGAATAATCTCAAGTATCTTTTTCCCTTTTGGTTTTTCAGCAGCATACCAGGTTCTAAAACAAGTCTCCTTATAACTCAACGAATAAGGAGTTGTATCCATAATATCTTTAAATTTGCTCTCTTCTTCAGATTTAGGGAGAATTGGCATATCTTTTTATCGCATCCTCTCGATATAATTTCAGCGTTTCTTCAGCTATTTCACTTCCCACACAATGAGCTTGATCATGGCAAATATTACATAATACTACCATATTATCAAGATTAATTGCAATTTTACCACTACTTCTGGGAATTATTTCATGAACAATCCTGGAATATCTTCCACAAACAACACATCTTTCATGAAATAATTCTCTGCATTGTTCTTTCAAATTTTCAAGATTGCTCAATTCAATAACTTTTTCTTTAATTCGGCAATTTCTATTTCCAGTTCTTCAACTTCTAATTCATGAAGCCTTCTTTGTGATTTCATAGATTCCTGTAATTCACCACATCTGTGTTCAGCAGCCAACCATTTAAGATAGTAATATTCTGGATTATCATAAACAATTTCTTCATCCATTTAATAACTCCTCATTCTTTTCCAGCCATTGAGCATATCTG